GACTGTGCCATTACTAGAGTTTCCTGCCAAGTCTGATGGCTCACTTAGTTAACTTCCTTTCTACTTAGGATAGTGTAATATCGATATCACCAATTGCGATGGTGAAGGTGTCACCCGCATTTGTTGTCTTATTTGCAGCCAGAGTTCCATAAGCAATTCTGGTTCCACCATTCTCGAAAATGGCAATTCCACCGACAGTTACGGCTGGCATGTTTGTCCATGTTGGAGCATTGCTATTGGAAATTAACCCGCCGGAGGCTGCACCAAATGTGACTGTCTGACGAGCATACGAATTACCGCCTGCGGTTACTTCTGATCCTAAAGCAGAATCAGTTCCTGGTGTTGCGGTAGTAATTAACGCGACTGTCCAAGGTGACGTCGGACGAGTCGCAGCAGACCCCGTGAATAGCCAAGTTAGTACAAGATCCTCAGCGGTATCTGTTAAATTATCAGCCATTATTGACTCTCCTTGTCAGTTCTCTAAGTTCTAGTTGTAAGTCCTTGAGTTCTTTTCTTAGTTCTTTAATCTCGCAACGCTGTGCTTCGTTCTCTTCTTCCAATTCGTTAATGCGCCGTTCGCATTCTATATTGGTTGTGTTCAATGTCTTCTCCATCAGTAGAAGGGCACCCTCAGCACCACGTATTACAATGGACTCACGTTCGACATCGGCATTCAGTTGTTTTTTAGTTAATTCTAATTGTTCCTTTTTAACTGTCTTGCGTCTATCGAGATACTTCAATACTGCTAGGAATAGAGAAATAAACATAGCTGCCAGGGCGACTAGGGTAGCTGGTTCCATTACTGATCACTACTCCTCTTACTATTATTTTGTTTAACAAGTCGCCCCGTTAATTTAATCAATCTTCCTAATACCCAGTATCTTGCAAACATGGCTAGAGAGAATAGCACGTAAGTAATGAACACTACCCAAGAAGTCGGAAGAAGCATGAGTAAGGCTATTGAATATACGAACGCCGCCCCAAACAACAAAAGCACTCCGATTTGTTCTAGTCTAAAGTCACCCTTACTGATTCCAGTTACCGTCACTAATCCCCCGGCAACTAATTGAAATCCCCACATATCTACCATCCAAACAGGCATTAGATGCACAATGCTATTAGGTACTAGCGAGAGAGTGAAAGGGTCGAGCAAAACTGGGATTCCAGCAAGCATACAAGTGATTGCTAGGAAGAATTCAACTGAAGTCAGCACAATGGAATAGAAGATCCGTCTCCAAATCCTGTGATTATTCGTATCGTCTTCAAGTTCTGGTAGTAAAATAATTCGTTCCACCTTTTCTCTCCTCTAGTCCGTGTTGTAGAATGGTGCCCGGTCGTGAGATTTCCGGGCACCATTCCAGCTCGTGTAATAAAACAGTCCGTATAGGACTGCTATATATTATGCGATAGAGGTTAGAGCAGCGAAGGCGTCGTCATCAATCGCGTCACCGTCAGCACGCATTACAGCCTTAACAGAAAGCAGGTCATTGACCCAAGCAAATTCCATCGACCATTCGATACGTACATCTTTAACCAGTCTTACATAGTAGGCTGAGAAATCACCGAATAGAGCGGTTACACCGGCCGATGCGGCAGGTACCGGAATATTCGGGTCTGTCAATAGAGGATATCCAAGGAATGTGTCCGGTGCGCCCGCTCTTTGTAGATTAGGCTCCCAAGCATATACCGATCCCATCTTTAGCTTACGAAGTGAGAATGTCGCTGAATCGTTTACAAGCCACTTTGCATTTCTGCGGTAACCTGGCTTCAACTTACCGATTACGTCAAAGAACTTGTCGAAATCAGTTGTATCGAATAGACCACCAGCAGCAGTGTTTACCTTGTTTCCAGCAGGAACAACTGTACGAACACCGCGAGGCTGACCGGTACCTGTTCCCAATGTCAGGTCGTATCCAATGTAGTTAGACATATTACGACCCAATACCGAACCGATAAGGGCCTCAATGTCTAGCACACCATCTTCAACCAATTCACGAGAAACCTGTGTGTACTGTGCATACTTGTAAGCATCCAACTGAACCTGATCGAAACGAGGCTCGGCTTCAAGAATGTTCGATGCTTCTGCAACACGTGCTGATGCCTGTGGGAATGCAGTCGATGCAGTTCCAGCAGTAATTGCAAGTGATGTCAAACGAGGCAGCTTAAGTGTTTCACCTGAAGCGGTACGCAGAATTGTTACTCCTGCGCCCAAAACTGCGGAATCATCAAATAGCTTCTGGTAAAGATTTTCTACCAGAGTAACCGGAACAGTTTCAGGACCAGAACCAACCTGGTATCCAGTCGCACCTGTACTAGAAAGCAAATCACGGTGTTCTGGAATTTCCTGGTACATTCCACCATTACGTGTTTCTCCGCGCTTTGATGCCTCTAGATCTTCGCGCATCTTTTGTGCCATTCCGCCACGACTTTCTTCGCCGCGACGTGCACCATTTCTACGCTCATCGTTAATGCGACCAATTCCAGCCTCATAAGCCGATGACAGATCTGCATCGCTCTGAATGCGCTCTAGTTCATCCTTAATCAACTGTCCATAGTGGTCGATTGAGCGAGATGCCTTTTCGAATGCCTTTGTATCTTCGGCACCCAATTCCTCGCCCTCAGCGGCACGCTCAAGGTATTCCTTACGGGCGTGAGCCGCTGCAATTCTCTGCTCATTCAACCGCTTTAGTAACGGAGTCTCAGCAGGAAGGTTTTCATTAGCCATAGCTAAGAATTCCCCTTTCTTTTAGCAATTATAAGAAAACGACGTGGGGTGTCCCGGCGTCCTATGAAAAGAGTCCAGTCGATTCGTCCAGAACCAATTGATTCTGTGCGATAAGTCGATTGATCTCTTCCTTTGTAAGCTTGCTATTCTGCTGAGTGGTATTAGCAGATTCCGGCTGACGATTACGATTTTCATCAGTGGAACCTTCCGGCTCAATAAGTCTTTGAATAGCTTTCTTGATTGCTTCATCGGTATCTAGTTGCGATTCAATGTTACAACCATCAATACCACATCGCTTAGCCAAACCGTCTAATGCGGCTCGTCTAGCTACTCCACTAGTGGCATCTTCGTATGCCGGGAAAGTAACCGGCGCAACGTCAATTAATCCAACCTCTACAAGAGATCGCTGTGGATAACCGTCTTCGGTAAAATCCCATTCATCCTGGATTTTAAAGAATGTGAATGAAGATTCCCGTACATCTCTACGTTCAAGTAGTTCCGCTAAATCCTTACCATAACTCGTGTTCGGCAGAAGTGCACGATAGTAAAGTCCATTTTTATCTACACTGACATCAAGCGTCTTTGCAGAAGTACGACCCAATACGTATTGAGGATCATGATTCCAAAGCGCACGCACATCAGCTTCCTTAATTGTTTTGTTGAATGCCGTGTTTCTTACCTTTTCGACGAATCCGCCAAGATTGCCGCTACGTGCTTCAAATACTGATGCATATCCTTCGACATAAATATTCGAACCTTGGGCGCGAGATTCTACCTCGCCCGTAGTAGTGCGGCGTTCAAGCAGTCGGGTTTGAGACATCCTGCTTTCCTCCCTCCACATTAGACGCCGCCTTATTGCCACGAGCATCTTCGATAATTTCAGATTGATCCGATTCTACGCCGTAGGTTTCCCAATCATAGTCGCCATCAGGAGCTAGAACGATATCCTTTAAATTTTCCATCCGAACTCCTTAGCTGAATCGGTTGCAGCTTTATTGGTAGTCGTACCTTTAGATAAATAGAACTCAGCAAAGTTTTCTGCATAGGCTTCAAACACATTAGTCTCACCATATTTAGACACTGTCTTAAGCGGTGCAATTCCTTTGGGGCTAGGATAGCGAGAACCCTTTGGAGTAACCGTTTCTCGTCTGTCGATAGCATGTCCCCATTCATGTACTAAGGTAGTCTGTAATGAATCCTTGCCCATCGATGCGGGATTTTTATTACTGACTCCGATACTTTTATTACCGGCTACGCTGCCATTCAATTTAATGGCCCCGGTGCCGAGAATATTGACTCCATTGACTGTCTTCATTTCCTTTGAGTTCTCAAACTCCCTGACCTTAAGACGCGGCATGATTCGTACGTCAATTGGTCCGTCCACAGGGTTTGTCGCTTGTAAATCATCAACTGTTTTAATTACGACTCTTTCAACGTACTTATCAGAAACCGCATATGGTCCATCACCACCGGCATAGTTTGTAATCTTATGTTCTCCACTTTGCCAAACAGTCGATGTTTCAGATGTTTTCTTCTTAGTCCATGTTCCTGCTAATTGAGTACCATTCCCGCCCGTGCCATGTTTTTGCTGATTGTGCTTACCTGGCAAGTGGCGAGACTCCTCTTTAGCCTTCTTGAATGCTTTCCTTAAATCCTCAAAGGATAGTCGATTGACTGGAAGCAGAATTACTTTACTCATCAAATCACCGCCTGTGCAATTCCGAACCAAAGTTTCTTATTACGAATAGCTTCCGCCAACAACTCCGGATCTTCTGCGATGGCAGCAATTGTTTCCTCTATTTGTTGAACTGCCTCGTCAGTATCGTCATCGACCACAATGGACACATACTGATCGCTAGCTTCTAAGTATGGCTGCATTTGTTCCAGCCATCTAGCCAAGTCAGCGAAACGAACGTCATTGGGATCAAATACCGCAACAGTTTCCGGATTCAATTGAATTGCTGCT